CATCTGATGAATCAAACACCGATTTATGTGCAAATGTAATACCACCAAATTCAAAGGTTGTAGTGTTTTTATAATAAAATAAGTTTGGATGATTTAACGCATCAACAATTGGTGATAACGCATCTAACCGAGAAGGATTATTTAGGTTTGCATCGTGATTACCAGGGATTAAAATAGTAGGCATGATATCCGATAGGTTTCTCAAAAAGTTTTGAGTCATATGAACCACTTCGGGCGTCATATCAGTTTTAGCATGAACTATATCTCCAACCAATACAATAGCCGAATCATCGCTTGTAACCGATTTTAGATAATCATATAAACGATTAAAGACTAACAAATATTCTTTATGCCTTTTTAAGTTTCGTATATGAATATCAGCAATGTGATAAATCTTATTTAACTTTTTCATTTTTTCCTAAACATTTTATACTCTACCAAACTTAGTAAATTTAATTCGGGAGTATCATATATTTTTGTGTTTATCTTATTGTAACCTAGTTCAGATGCATCCTCCGAACCTAACCGAACCAAATGAACTTTAATCCCCCACCCCATTAATTTTTCACATAATTGAATAGAGTTGTTGATAGCATCAGAATCTAAACAAACATAGATACGGGATACTTTTTTATCCAATATCTTTTTTTCCAATTTTGGTGAAATTGTTTTTCCAAATATGGGAATGGCATTTCTGCGAATTGAAATCGCATCAAAGACACCTTCACAAATAACGATTGGTTCATTCCAATTTACATACAAATCAAACCCAATAATATCTTTAGATACTTTTGGATTTTTGTGTTTTTGTGCCGTATCATAAAAAGCCCTACTAACAAAATAGTTTAACATCCCATCTGAATCATATGAGGGGATGATAATTCTATTACTATATTCCCCCTCAACACAATACCCCATACCATATTTAATAATATCACCTGGTCGGATACCCCTGCCTAAAATGTAATTTAGGGCGTGTGAGTATATAACCGATTTAGATGATTCCCATAGTGGAATAAACTCTTTAGGTAATTGAACAAATGTTTGTGGTTGGGTTAGTTTTTCACTGGGTTGTTTATATTTTCTAATGTTTCTAAAAATAGAATTATACTCATCCCATATTTGAGGTGATACATTCAACTTTTTGAATAGTGAACGAATCGTTTTTCCTTTTTCGTCCGATATCCAACAATGCCAGGGGTTATTACCTTCTGATGTTGTTTTTATGTTTATTTCGAGCTTTGGTTTGTAATGGTTGGTAAATGGTGAATAAAAAGCATAGTTGTCCCCAGTGGTTTTTTTACTTTTACCCAAAACCTTTTCCAATAACTCAATTAATCTTTCTTCTACCATCTCTTAAATCGTATGTATAAATATGTTTTGGTAAGTTAGTGATTATCTTTACATTCTCATCACCCTCTTTGTATCTCTTATTTATTTCAACCCCATAAGGTCTATCCAACATAGAAAGTGTCCTAATATGAAATGATTTACCATCCACCTCCAATGATTTTGATGCGGATGTTTCACCTAAATAATTAAAATTAGAAGCACGGTAGATAACCCCCGTATGCCCCTGATTTTGGTCTGCATAACTTATTATATATTCCCAATCCGTATTTTGTTTTAACCACTTAATTGTTTTGGATATAAAATACGATTCAGCATTTTTTGGTGTATCATCTACCAAACACAATCTTCGTAATTCTAAAACCTTATCGGGGCGGGATGGATGATATGTCTGCCCTGCGGTTGGACCTGCTGGTCGGGTATAGATACAAACACCAATTATTTCAGGCATACCAAAATTTCCTTCTCTAAGTAGAATAAATGCGTGTTTTGTTTGTATATTTACATAATCAGAGTAATGCCACTTTTTTAAAAAGACACGAATGTTCTGATTAAACAATGTGTGTTCAACTGTGTATGTTTTTACTAAACCCATTCTACACAATATACAACAGAAAAACTAATTATCCAAACAAAAATGTTTTGGGTTCTTCATTTATCCATTCTGTGGGTATTTGTTTTATGGCCCATTTAAATCCGTTTTTATCGGCCCACATCCCATATGTAGTTTTTGACCTTTTATTTAATTTTGCATTTGGATTTTGAAATACAATCCGTATATCCAAATCAGGCTTTTGCGCTTTTATCAATAAGTGCTTTTTTCTATCCTCTAAAGTAAACCTACCCTTTGTTTCTATAAAAATTCCATTGGGTAATCTAAAATCAGGTTTGTATGTATGATTGGTAGCAGGTTTAGTATAGGATATTTGGTGTTTTTCATATTCACCATCAATACCTATTTGTTTTAATTCATCCGAAACTTTATCCTCTAAACCCGAGCGGTGCCCTTTGGTTCTTTGGATGTGACCCCAATTTTTTGGCATAACTAATCTATATCAAATTTTACATTTATAAGTAAATCCGTAATTGTACTTTTCTTTAATGGTGAACCTAATTTTGCAACAGCCACCATATCCTCATCATCGTTATATAATCCAATGGTTGTTATGTATGGTGTGAATTCTGAACCCGTTGTAAATGATTTGTAAGCTGACGCTGATCCGGATGTTCCACTCAACGACGCGGTTATGGGTTCTAATACACTCGGATTTGTGCTTTTATTAAATTCATCTTTTGGAACATGACAAATTAAACTAACTTCTTCTACTAATTTAGTTGCTCTATAGTTTACAGTAAACCCTTTATTAGATGTATAGTTCCAATTACCATCTCCTAAAAAAGTGTGTTGGTTATTAGAACCAGTATTTGTCATAACAATCAAACCCTGTCTATAAAAAACATAACCATATGTTGCCGATGATGATACTATAGTTCCCCACTCATCATCTACTTTTTTATCCGTATAGTATCTATAGTTTGTTGCTGAGCCCGAGTAGTTTGTTATATTAACCGATGTTGGTTTTATTTCAAACCCATATCTATAAACAGGTATGGATAGAACTGATGCGGTATCGTATAATTTTAATCTCCAATCAGTAGTAAATAATCTATCTAAACTTCTCCACATTGTTTTTTGATAAACATCACTTAATCCATCGTATGTGGAACTTTGTGTTAAATCGGTTGGTGTAAATTCAATACCCCCACTAATATGAGGTCTTATTGCTCTTAAAGTAGATATACCAAATGATGTGTAATGATTTGAATTCGTTACTTCATATCTTTTATGTGCAACAAATTTTTTTTCTTGTGAAAATACCCCATTTATTTTTTTATATATATTAGCAGTACCACCTTTTAATACAATTTTTTGAACTGTGCTACTAGGCATTAATTATTATTTTAAAAATCTAATTTTACTTTTAAAAGAATTTCGTTACCAAAAGACTTTAATATTGGTTTTGATAATTTACCAACCGCTAACATTTCAGAACCAGTATTATACAATCCTACAGTTGTTATATACGCTTTTGGATTATTTACAAATGTTGGCTCTCTAAGTGTATTTATACCACCGGAAGCAGATACATACGATGGATTATTACTAAAATTAAACTTACTATTTTTAGCTCTTAAAAAATAATATGTAGATTTGACTTCTTCAACATTTCTGGCTTTAAATACACCATTGGTAGGATCATTTGCAGCTGAATGACTTATGTATGTAAATAATTTAAATGCGTTATTACCATTTACATTTGAACCAGTATTAGTGTTTGCTACAATACCAACTGCGCTTGCTGAATCCAATTGTGTTCCTGATAAAACGATTACACCTCTTTCAGGATAAACCCTTCCATATGTTCGTGTTGTGGAAGCAACTACTATACCAGCCGATAGTGAACCGGAAACTATATTAAAAAATTCTGAATTTTGGTTTCCTGCTTGAAGTGTATCTCTTGAATCATCTATTAATCGTATTTGATTAGAACCACTTCTAAGATTTAATTCAAAATTACCAGGATCTACCAAATCTTTGATTCTACTCCTTTTAAAGTTAATTACATAAATTGAGTTTTCATCACCAACACCTGTAAAATTAAATTTTTGTTGGGTTGAAGGTAAAAGAGTTTGTACATATTGGGCGTAAATTGCACGAGATGGGGTATCTTGTGAACCAACAAAATTCGATACTGCGTTTATTACCACCGAACCACTACCTAAAGCGTGCCCATATGCTACTGAAAATTGAACTTCTCTTGTTGAATCACTCCCCGCCTTATCGTAAACATCGTAATAATATTGTCCTGATGAAGCGCTTTGTGCAGATGATGTAAAGAATGTAGCCAATGATGCGGCATTATAGGAAAATAATCCCCGAGTTACTTTTTGAATAACATCATCATCAAATATATCATCAACGGGATCTAAATCTTCAAATGATTGATCTGGGGCGGTGTTTGCGGCCCGCAAAGTAATTGTTTGTGTTGCCATTTGTATTTTTCCTTTTTATATTTTTTTAATATTTTATCAATTATTATACACCCACAAAATTTATCGTACTGTAACTGTAACAGGTATATCAATTCGTGTACCAAATTTATTTGATTGAACTATTATCGTAGTGGTTTGGTCTAGTTGGGGGGTTAGTGTAAAAACACTCTCAAATATAAACCTAGAAGTACTATTCGGGTCTGGGAATATTATACCTAAATCTCCATCCAAAAGAGTTACAGTAAAAGAGCCTTGCTGATTCATCTGACCTCCGATGGTAATGGTTGTTTGGTTCGGCCCACCCGTCGTTCCTTGGCCAGGGTTGGCTAGAGGAATTCTGCTACTTTGTGGTAATGAAATTGTTGTTGGATTTACTGTCATCAGAGGCACACTAATTGTGTTTCTGGGGAATGTTACCAATTTATATTTCAATGCGTAGTTTTCATCTGTAATTGCTTCCAATACAGGCATATTTTCTATCATTTCACCATAGTATGATGAACCCAATGTATGTGATGGGTTATATAATGTGTAATCAACTTCATCATCTCCTAATGCAAATTTTGTAATTTCAAAAGCATTTCTACTACTAGCTAATAACTCTCTACCTTTTTTTGTTAAGATAGCATCTACTGTTATGGATGTGTTATCTAAGTATCCCATATGTTGTTTCCTTAATTTTGTTTTATATAAATATAGATTTTTATTTTTTTAATTCATTTATCTTAAAATTCTATCTTATTTGCGGTTTCCAGTTCTATCACGAAACAGTGATGTACGAGTTTTAATATTAGTATCTTGTACTGATGAATTTCTTGGGGGAATTCCCAATACATTTGAATCTGCTTCAAATATTTCAACACTTGGTAATCCGTCTCTTGATGTAACTCCACTATTACAACCATTAAACCTTAAATTTGCTAAACCTAATGGTAATTCATCGGTTTGAACTGATGGATATGGTATTAATGATGATGAATGATATTTACCTAATGATGCGGATAAAGATGATGAATAAAAGAATTCTCGTTGTTTTCCGTGAAGAGATAATCTTTGATTCATATAAGACCATATAATCTGCCTTTCCCACCAAGGATTTTGAACATCCATATATAGTCCCGTACTACCACTTAATATGGGATATTCATATTTTATTAAAGCACCTTTATAGTATGAATCTTTAACATATATTGGAGCTAAATAATCAAGCTTTGCTCCAATGGCCTGAATATTTGGTTGAATAGTTCCTAAATAATCAAGCTTTGCTCCAATGGCCTGAATATTTGGTTGAATAGTTCCTAAATAATCAAGCTTTGCTCCAATGGCCTGAATATTTGGTTGAATAGTTCCTAAATAATCAAGCTTTGAACCTTCTATTACTTTAGGTGAATCTTCTAAAAGTAGTGAATAATCCATTCGGGTGTGCGACCACTTATCACCTCTTTTTATTTTATTACGTTCTAAAATATGTGGTTCTAATAATACACCACCAACATACTCACACCTTGCAGGTATTAATTGTTTTGCTTGTTGGAATATACTATGGTCGTATAAAGATAATAAATTTAATAAAAGACCAATTGCCGTTCCGCGCTTTTGAGCCGAACCGGAAGCCGGTGTTAAATTAACATACTTTTTAAAATATTCACCCGCTCTCCATTTTAATAAAGGATAATCATAATTGAATCTATCATCTGGGTCTCCTACCCAGTCATCTATTTCAAAGTAACCTTCTGAATTGTATATATCATCGTTTACTACATCCGTTGATGAAAAATACAACCCAACCAAATTTGAATCCAATTGGGTGTAATCATATTGAGAAACTTCGCCAGTTCTTTCAACATCTAAAGAACTACTTAAAACCGAAGATTCTATTCTTACTTTGTTATTGTTTTCATTTAATGTCCCCGCCGATGGAACTTTTATAAATTGAGTATCCACCTCATGAACCAAATTAGCCGATATGTGATTTGGTAATGATGCGGTTAATGGTGCTCCACCCAATATAGTTTTAAAAAACTGATTTGGGTGGGATGATGAAATAGCTGTTGGTGTAGTACTGAACCCACTATCAGGAAATATTCTATAAACCAAATTTTTGTAAGAGGTTTGACTATTATCAACATCGGTTGTATTATCATCTGAAAAATATGCTTCAGTATTTAAGGCGTGCTCTTGAAATATTTCTTCGGAAAGGGATGATGAATAGTATCTAATCTCTTGAATTGATGCGGTTGATGAATAATTACCAACACCATCACCAACAATGAATTGAGTTGAATTACCAAATATAGCGTTGGGCGTAGAAGAGGTAGCCGAAAGTGAAGCTAGGATATTTCCAAAGTCATCTTTAAATGCGGCTCTAATTGTGGTTGAACTTCCAGATATAATACCAAACGCACCATCTTTGGGAACTCTATAATTCATATAAGATGAAGTCATAACTAAAGTAGAACCTGTTTTGGCTAATATTCTGGCTTGCCCACCTGAATAATTCCATTCAAAATCTAAATCAGTTCCACCCCCCGTTAATCTACCAATTGTAAAATTATCTAGTGGCATTTTACCAATTACCTCAATAGTGTTTGGCCTACTATCATTTATAGTTCCAAAGGGGTTTCTTATTGGTTTAGAATCGGCTGTTTCTACTTTGTAAATAAATCTTTCAGCTTCATATTTGTTTGGGGATTCAACAACTGTCGGCCCACCATATTCTCTTATTTTTAAAAATAACGATGGAATACCATAGCAAGATAAAAGGGCTTTTATTGAACGAGCTGTTCCTTTTGATTTGTAAATATATGGTAAATTGTTTAATACTCTACGCCAAACTTCTGACCTGAGTTTTTTCTTTGGTTTGGTTTCAAATCCACCAGTTGTTGTTGACCTATTACCCACGGAATCAGTTCCTAAAGTATATTCCCAAAGATTCGCATCCCCCCAACCATCTGATAAATACCACCCCATTGATTTTGCTACATCATACAACAACTCATCTGACATACCGTCTTCGGGATGTTCTTCTCTTTTGTTTATATCAGTTAGTGCGTTTGTATAAGTCCACAAAATATCAAAATGATGCCCTATCATATTAATGAATAATACATAATCTTCATTAAGAGTATCTTCTCTTAATGCAAATGGTATCATATTGATTAAGGCGGAATCGTTTTGTGAATCGTAAAGTGAAGCAGAACTATAAGCACCCTCATACCAACTTTCTGCTTGAGAACTTGTGGTTGGATAAAATACTATTGGGTATGTTGATATTTTTGGATATGGTGTGGCTGGATTATCGGTTGTTGTATAATGAGTATATAAAGAACTTGTTGTTTTATTATACATCCACTTTTCAAACCCATCAAACCCACCAATTAAAGTATCTCTTCGTGTAATTGATTGTGATATGTTCGTTAATGCATGTGAGCCTGAAACTGATTGTAGGGTTACTATTCTATTATTATACCCTTCTATTGTTTGTAATTTACTAAAGAAATTATCAACTCGTTCGGTTGCGGATGAATAATGAACAAAATTTTTAAAATCAGAATAATCTATATTTAATTCTATATTACCAAAAGAACCACTAAAATAACTATCTATAATTTGTTGTGATGTGGATAAATTTGCATCCAATAAATCATTCCACGCTTTAAAATCAGTACCATCTGATTTACCATATTTATCTAACTCAATGTTAAAATTAGGTTCTAAAAATTGAGTCGCTTTAATTTCATCTAACTGATTATACGCAATTATTTTTTCTATATATGATTTTTGTAATCTACCATCAATTGATAAACTTTGCCCAATATCTATACTATCATCTAATGGTAATGTTAATTTAATGTATAAATCCGTAATATTTACTAAAGAACCACCCGTTTGATTTTCCAATCTAACATTTGTAAAGTTTACTAATTTTCCATTTGAACCTGTAAAAAATGGTGCGTTAGCCGTATCAGTATCCGTCTCAGGTATATACACAGCACCTGGACCATTAGGTGGTATATATGGAGGTGAGGCTGGAGTTATGATATTATTCCACAAATAAAGTGGCGCGTCTATAAAATTACCCGGTATTTGGTCAATATTTCCATCATATGTTTCTTGAACCCATTCAGGTTTATTGTCTGTATTTAATTCTAATTTAAAAAAAGTTGATCTTCCAGTTTTAATTGGCTCGGAGTTGATGAAACTAGCACTTATTATTTCTTGAAATAAAAAACCTCTGGGTCCTCGCGGATATTTTTTAGGTTGAAAAATTGTGGGTTTGTTCTGGAAGTTAGATGTAGATATGTTATATACAGTATCATATATTTCATTTTGTATAAAACCTGTTGGATTTGGGATTGGTGTAATTCCTTCCCCAACAAAATTTATGTAAGATATATCGGAAATAATATTATTACCAAAATTTAATAAAAATTCAGGCTTATTATTTACAAACAAAGAATTATTACCTACAGGGTTACCTTCTTGAATTTTTTTAATAAATCGTAAATTGTCATTAAGTGATGATGAGGAATAAAGATTGTAGGGTTCTTGCTTTACCTCTACTCTTATTTCAGTTCTATCAGAAGATATTTCTGATATTCTTAAATCCATTCTTTTTGGTGATGAAGCTTTCGTAGATCCCGCAAAGGTGTATAGTGGGTTATATACCATTGTATATATTCCACTATCATATCCAAGTTCTCTTAAATCTTTTTCGGGAGAAAATCCAAATATTGGATTTGTAGGAGTACTAATCTGACTTCCGGATATTGTTAGGAAGTTTCTAAAATATGATGATGTTAATAAATTATTATCAGAATCATATATGTGTAATTCCAAAAAACTTTGATTACTACCAACAGATATATCGGCGTTTGTGAGAGATCCTGTTATAAATTGATAATTATTTAAATTTTCAAAAGTCTCCCCATACAGTGGTCCTGTACTTGAAATAATATCATCGGAATTTATAAATCTATCTAATGACATAATATTTTAAATTATGTAAGGATTTGAATCAAAACCAGAATCTATAATTTTCACTTCTTCAGTTTCCAATTCAGTTATTTTTGTAGTTTGATTTAAATAAAAAGATTGTGAAGTAAACAATCTTACATTATTATCAATCTTAATTACACCATAACTACTGGATGAATCAGTAATCTCATAGGATACTATACTTCCTTTTTTATTTCGTTTTATAGCTCTTTCCATTATCTAATTAATTTAAAATAATACCCATTATCATAATATTTTTTAAGCCCATCAGAATCAACTCTGAATACAAATCTATAATACCTTTCAGGTTGTAATGTATTAAACCACATATCAAAATAATTTCCGTTGGAATCACATTCTATCTTTGTATAAGTAGTGTTAAATGGTATAATTTCTAAATTAGTTTCAACATCCCTAATAGACCAATAGGATGATGACGGTAGATATTTTATGGTTGATAATGAACCACTATTACTAAATGTTCTTTGTGGGTATCGTTCTCTACCATAAATTCTAACCCTATCTTTTGAATCTTGCTTATATTCAGATTTAAGATTTTTGGTGTATATAATAATATTTTCTGCGGTTAGGGGTGATAAAGAACCTGTTTGAAATTGCGAATTATCCCATCTAACTTCTAATGTTGGTACATAAATTGTATGGGTTTCTGTTGAAAAATATTTTGAGATACCAAACTTAGCTGAACCTGTTTCATCGGTGTTAGACCTTTTAATGATAAACCCATTATTTACTCTATTACCACTAAGAATATCATCTACATATTGGGTTACTTCAACATTTATATCCGAAACATTTCTACTAAAAGATTGTGAATACGAAACATTGTAAAGTGATGATGTAAACCAAGTTCCACCACCCTGATTAACTGCCCAGTATGAGCCTGAATTTATTGATGATGATACACTCCAACTTACATTTGTACTTCTATAAACCCAATTTGAATCGTTTTCGTTGTGAGGTGTATCAGATAATGAACCCAACCCCTCTACCCAACTTTGGGATATGGGGTAGATATAAAGATTATATTCGGATGGAATTTCTCTTTCATCGGATGAAATAAGATTTAAATAATATTTTATACTTCCCGATATTGTTCTAGCCACAATTGATTGAGAAATTTCGGATAAATCAAATTGGATTAATATTCTACTATTACCAATTGGGGTAGTATCATCAGTATTAAAAAACTTACCTACCTCTAATATCTCATCCTTTCCAACATTTTGTAATTTTCTTGTTGAATCTTCATATATAGTGGTATCTTTTTGAGGATATATTCTATAAATCATTTATTTCTCCTAAAATAACGGAACAACTCTACCTCTAATATCTAAATCAGGAAATTTAACTTCAAAAATGGACGGGTCTTTTGCCGGGTATATAACACCATTTCTAGTTGCTCTATTAATATCATATACATTTGGTGAATAAATACCATCAAATTTATTAAATACTTGTAATCCACCCAAATTACCTACACTTGGTCTAATAACAGTTTGAACACCATCAACCCTATCCAATAAAACATACAACTCTGATAATAGTATAGGGCCGTTTATTTGACTATTTTCTTTATTAAAATATTTTTTTAATTCTGATATACATTTTAACAAAACCTCATTTGAATTGTGGTTTGGTAAAACAATAATTTCAAAATCAACACCAATGTTTATAATATAAGCATTTTTGATGTTTACCGCATCAGTCAACATCCTATGATATGAAATATAATTTTTAAGGTTTTGTTTTGTGGCTGGGTTTAATTGTGTTATATTACCCTGCCCATCATAACCAAGAACATATAAATTTAATGCAAGTGGGTTTGGAACTTGAAGAGAACCAACTGATGCAGCCCCCAAAGATTTTATTTGATAATCAGGAGCCACATATGCTTTTGCTACTGCGCCAAATTGTGGTGGCATAGCATATGCTCTTACAACATAATCTTCAGCGGTAACAGCTCTACTTTGTGCAGCGAAAAATGCCATCGCATTATTTCTAATTTCATTCATTTCATCATTTGATTTACCACCTGATGCGGCTTCTTCGTTTGTAACCGCAACCGAATTTTTAATTGTGTTAAATTGTTGTGTATTTGATGGTGTAACTTCATTTTCAAATTCAATGTTTATAATTGAGGTTAAATCTTTAGATATAACATTATCAATTACACCTTGTCCACACCTATAGGTTACAGTCAATGTAGTATTTGCTGGTGCTGCTCCATATGTTTTTGTATATAAAAAATTTGATGGGTCTAAATTTTGGGTTATGTTTCCAGTTGCTTTATATAAATTAGAACCAACATTGTCTGGATTGGGTAATATTTCTTCATCTGCGTTTGATGATACTCCCGCACCAAATTGTACTACTATAGAACCATCTTCTTCTACTCTAGTTATATATCTTTTAGGTACTTTTTTAAGCTTTAATAAATATGGAGTTTCTGATCCATATTGGTTTAAACTAAGTGTATAATCAGTTGTATTTGGAACTTGCTCAAATACAGTTTCTTGAGCCAAATAATCTACTTTTGTCCAAACATCGCCATCATCATCAACAATTTTAACAACATCAATAATACCATCATTAACAATTTTAATTTTATCATATGGTTTTGGAGAACCAAATTCAAATGTGGTTGTTTTATTTTCGCCGCTAACTACAGGAACACTTTTTTTAAACAAATACAAAACAGGCTCATCGGTAATTTCGTTTATTTGATAAACAGATATTTCGGTTGGGTCAAACGAAGATGAATATGCAAAATCAACTTTCCTAACTGTAGAAAATACCACATTTGGATTTTGGGTTGATGATACCTGCATCCCTTCTTTAATTTTTAGAGCATAATCTAAATCAGGTCTAATGTTATTACCAGACCCAATAGCAGGAACTAATTGATAAACAATTAAATTTGTTATAGCGGGTGAATAAAATTTTGGTTTATATCCCAGCGATTGGGCTAACTGAAATAAGTTTCCATTTTCTTTTACTTGAGTAATAATTGATTCTCTTAATTGAGTATCGGTATAGTATGATAAAACATCACCAACATAAGATGCCATTTCCATAAACATCATTCCAGGAGATGATTCGTTAAAATCATTATAGGTGTTTGGATAATACTGTTTGGCGAAATCTATTAAATTTTTTCTAAATGTAGAAAAATCCCTACCAATTAAACTAACTTCTTTTTTTGAATCATTTAACATTTATTACTCCTAAACTACGGATAATCCACCCTGATTATCAACTTCTAAAACTATGGTTTGATTAGCACCCTGTGATGTAACCTTAAAGTTTATTTTTATACTAACTTTATTAGAATCGGGCTCACTATTAACATCAACACTATTCAATAAAATATATGGAAGCCAAAATTTTATATCGTTACTTAATGAATCTTCCAATGAGGAATCTAAATCAGTTTCAATATTCTCAAATAATAATGAATAAATATCTGCCCCAAAAAGTGGCTGAAACGGTCTTTCGCCTTTTGTGGTTAAGAGTAGATTTTTTAAATTAGATATGGCTTGTTGTTCGGTTGTGTAACTTAATTTAAACATTGGTTTACCACCCAACGGCAACATTACACCAACCGCTTTATTTGGTTTTAAATCAATTGGATTAATTCTATATTGTAATCTTCGTGCCACTCATTACCTTTTCTTTTTATTATTCATTACCTGCATTAAAGCCGAATAATCTCTTGTTAGTGCATCCACTACCGCAGCACCTGCTTCGGTTTGTGCTAATGTATCCATTGATACTGCTCTACCTTCTGAATCTTGAACAACCGATTCTTCCATTACACCCATTTTTTTCATAGAACCAAATGATTGTGCCATATCAGATGTAAATGTCCTTCCACCACCAATATCTCTCCACTCACCACTTTGGAATGTTTCATTCAATATTGATGATATTGGTGAGTTGTTATTAAATAACTTTTTTTGTGTTTGTGGTTTTTTTGTTTCAAATAAATGGTCTACATCTAATGGGTCTTTTTCCACCAATGGGGTGGTTTGTTTAATTGGTTGTTGCTTCAATTCTTTTATAATAGATTCTTTTAAAATCTTTTTTTCTTCAGCGAATCTTTTCTTAACCTCGCTTTCAACCAACATTTTAATAGCTTGAATTAGTTTTTTTGTATCCATAGTAATAAATATAATATTTTATAATAATTAACTCCATAAAATTGGAGGTCCGCCTGATACGGAATATGTACCTGTTCTAAACCACCCATCAATAGCAGTTGAAAATAATTCAATAAACAATTGGTTAGATTTTGGTGATGATAATATTGATGTTATAAATGGTGATGGTGATGCCGGTGGTGGGATTGCAATAAAACCAGGATTTTGAGTTGATATAATTGGTATTAATCCTAATTTATAGGTATCTAACGCCAATGGTAAAACAACTTTTAATGGATTTAAATATGTTGCTGAATTTAATTTACGTATAAATTGATTATCTAAATTAGATTTTAATGGACCTGCTATATTAGGAAACATTGTGTTTAAGTATCGTGTTATAGGAATACCAATACTATCACCAGCACCTTTAATATTTGTTCTATTGGTAGTAGAAAAAAGTTCTTGTCGAAGAAAATTTACAGATAGCGGCATTGGATATTATTTTAATGTTTTATAATAATTAACTAATACCTTTTTTAAGTTTGGATATTATTTGAGCAATTTGCGGGTGGGGTCCAGTTGGTCCTACTGCTGTTGGAAATGTTCCCTTTGCTAATGTTTCTATAGCAGATATAATTAAATTAATTGTAGTCGTATAATCCGATGTGGATATAGCTACATCCTTTTTAGATGATAGTATAATATTATCATTTTTACTATTAAATATTAATCTATCTGAATTAATAATAACTTGTGGGTTTTTATATTCAGATGTATTTTTTACTACAGATTTACTCGCTAATTTAGTTGCCACCTTTTGTTTTGTTGTCATCCATATACATGAATCATCTTTGTTTATATCCTCAACAACAAATTTATCATACCCCTTTTTATTAGTATCGTTTTGAGTATTTCTTATAATTGTAATTGGTGCACCAGAAACAGACGAATTCCATGATGGTGATTTTTGAGCATCGGTTTGCTTTGGTGTATAACCAAATCTTATTGATTGACCAAACCTACCCTCAAATATGGTATCACCAATATAAGGTTGTAATTGAGATAAATTATTTACTTCAGAAAATCCTTTACCAAAATTTTGTGTTTTATCGTTAGTACCAGATGAGTTTGGTATTGGTTCTTCGTATGAACTGGCGTCAAATGATACTACCGTATTTCTAATCCCTTTTTGTAAGGGGTTGTTATTTAATGACCGTTGTAAAAAGGTGGGTGATATATAATAAAATGAAAAACCGCCCGCGAAAGGGGCAGATGTAGAACTTAAAGCACTGATTAAATAAACCTGTTCACCTATGGTGGGTATTGATTTAATATAAGGATTTAATGGATGAGCAAATTCAGTAGAAACTGAACCATCAGAGCGTTTAACTAAAACGCCTATTTTATAAATATCATCTGGATTACCATCCTTTAAAAATACTTCAACTACTTCACCAAGCATTATTCATCCTCATCTTTTTTTAAGGATTCTAATTTTTCATCCACATCCCTGCCCGCCTCTAACAACTGTTTCTTTTCTTCTTCTGAAAGTAATAACCCATTATCAAAACCATCCTTATCCAATAGTTTTTGTGCAATCGCAGCCAATCTCACTAATTGATCATCATTCTTTACAGAAACTTCTAAGTATTCCTTAATCAAAGGAACAACAACCGATGCATCATTTAGATTTTTAACCAACGGTTCTAATTGAGCAATTAGTAATTTTATCTGCCGGTCTTTTTTACGAGAATTATCATATACATCTTTTAATAAAGATGAAAATGTTGTCCCTTTAAATAAATCATCATCCTTCGTCATAATACCTCTCTATATTGTGATTTAATTTTAAGATACCTTTTTTAGTATATTCAGAATTTAATTCCACAAATATTATTTTCATTTTTCCTATAACCCTTGTAATATACTGCGTATTTACTCCTGTCCTATCTCTAATAAGTATGTAAAGTGCCTTTTTATTATAAGAATATAAATCTTTCCTGGTACGGAATAGTTCATTTACTGAATCTGCTATTCTCCTATCCCTTTCTTTTACAAACAATCTATTTAAATTTGAATCTATGTAATCTACAAAGTAATCCATAAAATCAGATTTTTCCTCTATCGCTTCACGCTCAAAAACTTCATTAGGAACATTTCTACTAATATCTACAGCATCCAAATCTCCTTGAGATTTCATCTTTGCGTAGTTTGCATTGTTTTCATTAAATAAAAAGTTTCTTGCAATTACAGTAAAATAAGAAAATGCTTTTCCTTTATCCCCCTTAAATTTATGCATCTTTTCATTCAAGAATGCAACTACAGAGGCTTTTACATCCTCATACGAATCATCAAAATAATAGGTTTTGTAAGTATGTATTACATTCTCTGCAAGCTTATCAAACGGATATTCTATAAATCTATTGTAGATACGATTTTTTTTATTAACATCATCCAAATTATTGTATGCGTTTATAGCTATTTCAGTTATATTCGTAAAATACCTATTGCTCTTTGGTAATTTCGCTTTTCTGCCCATAATATCCATCCAATTCTTCTATAATACTATACATTTCTCTAAATACATAACCGGTCTCATCATCGGCTTCAAACGAACCAATTCTATCTATTGATTTCATTTTATCCATTGCATTTTGAATCCTTTCTTGCATTGAATCCAAAATTGTATCGGCCTGAGTATATTCTTTTTCTAACTCATCCAAACTATCTTCAACTGCTTCTAATTTCCGTAATAGATTCCATACAAAGAAACCTAAAACCACATCCGTTAAAAACAATATTACTAAAAGCGTTACCATATTAATCCTCCATTATATCTTTGAATGCATCAAACACCATATCAACCTTTGGTTTATCATCTTCAGATTTTTGAGATACTATCTTTTCAAATTTAGATAATGTGGTTGGTTTTCCGTTTGTGGTAATAGTTCCCCTCGTACCTTTTAACTTTTTACCCTCAACTACCCAACGATTATACTCATACTTTGAAGCCATAAAATCAGCTTGATGTAAAATATGTGGTAAAAATGTTTTTAATTGATTTTCAGGCTGAAAACTTTTATAATAACTTTCGGTGGATGAATCATATAAACCATCCGTTAAACGGATAGCAAGATACTCTTCTTCTGAACATTTCACACCAAAGTGGTTTAGTAGAAAGAATGTACGGTCGTGAATTTCCATCCAATGTAACTTTGGATTTGATTTATAAATCTTACCCTGATTTTTTACATGCCATTCTGAATCATTCTTTTTATACCAATCATCCTCAACCGAACCTACCTTACCTAAGTCGTGATGAAGGGCTGCAAACACAACTGATTCTCTTGTAATATCATCGGTAATCATATCCAACTCTTTCCAAAGTTCAAATACCTTTAATGCGTTGCGAGTTACCCTCATTATATGGTCAATATACCCGCCCGGAAAAGCATTATGAAAATGTTCAAACGATGAAGCGGGAGTATAAATAATCCTTTCTTCAAAGTGGTCATACATTTTATTTAGGGCATCTAATCGTTCACCACTAAATTCCTGATTAATAAATTTTCTGAACTTTTTGTAATTTTCCAGTAGTTCTTCTGGTGAAAAAAAATCAAAATACATAATTAAATAATTTTATCAATAATTCCTAACTCCAATGCTTCGTCTGCTGTTAAAAACAAATCGCTTTGTTGATTTGATTGCCACCAATCTTTTGGCTTCTTTGTAAATTCAGCCATCATACTATTACATTCTTCTTCTAATGTATCAGCAAATTTAGCGTTTGATTTTACATCACTTAATTTACCTACGGCAAAAGTGGATAATTGGTGAACCATAATCTTTGAATGCTTTGATGCTGCTCTAACCCCAGTACCTGCTGCGAGTAGGAGAGCTGCTGCTGACATTGCAATACCTCTACAAATAATATTGAATTTGATATCTTTGTTTCCTCTGATATAATCAATAATACCAAGAGTTTCTACAACATCACCACCACCCGAATTTAGTAGAATATTAATTGTAGTTGTTCCAGAGTTTACTTTCTTTAACAATCTTACCTTAGCAATAAATTCGGGTAATAACCCTATTTCAATTTCATCGCAGATTACGATAACATTATCGGTTAAATCAATACCATAATCAAACTCCCTAAAAAAGTGTTTGTGCGGGTCATTATCATCTCCACTATCATTTTTATAATCAAATTTTACATTTGGAGGGCTAGCAGTATAAAGTTCATCTATCATAAATTATTCGTTTAAATTTTACACAATATACAACAAAAAGTGTATATTACCAAATTATTTTTAGTTTTTTATTATCTATATCTATCCGCACCAGTTTTTAAATAGGTATGTGTTGGTACTTGGGGAGGATTTGGTTTTGGTTTTATTTTTTCATTGTATAAATTTAATGCTTCTTCAGTAGTTGGTTCAAATACTACATCGGGTTTTTCTTCTTCGGTTTCAACAACCGGTTCTTTAATTTCTTCTTTAGGATTGATAACCACTTCTTTTTTGATAGGTATTTCTTCAATAGGTTTAATTTCTTCTACCTTTATTTCATTCATAAGTTTATTTAGGGCTATGACCATAGAGATTGATAACGGGTCAAATACCAATACGATTAATAATGTAAACCAATTTACAATTCTATCCATACCCCACCCCGTCAATTTATCCAAATATCTAAGTGGGCCTATTTCTGAAGCAACTACATTGTTTGATTCCTTATCTAATATTTGTAAATCTAATGAAGTTAATGAATCATTTAACAATTCTATTTTTAAAGTTAATTTATCTCTTTGTTGAACTGTTGTTTTTAATTCACTACTCAAAACCCTTCGTTGTGATAAAGCATCTCGTTCGGTTTGAGAATTATTATTTGCCAACCCAGCCCTTAAAGATGATATGGATGTTTCTAATAATTTTTTTTCACTATTTAAATCAGCCAACTGTTCCTTAAATCTATTTCGTTTCACATCCACAACACCAACCTCTTTATTAAGGATAGTAAATTTATCGCTTGTGGTTTGATATGCGGAAGTCAAAAACCCATATATACCTAATGATGTTATAAACATTAAAATTACAACAGCTGAAACCAAATACCATTTTAACCAACCAATCACTTTCCAATAATTGTGGAGGTATGCGGCAAGAATTATTTTTGCAAATTCTAATGCCCCCGCCATTATAATTACTTCGGTTTTTGCTCCAGCGAAAAGTGAACTAAGACCAAATACGGAATAGTATGCAGCTGAACCAGCGAGTACCAACGTAGATAATATCATTAAGATTATGAAACCATTTTTTCTCGTAAAAAAATTTTTCATATGTTATTCCATTTTTTTAACTTTATTAACTTCCCCAGTTGTATTTATTATCAAATCTTTTGATATCAAGCTTGATTGTAAACAACAAGAGAAACTTGAAAATATTAAATAAATATCCAAAAAATAGATAATAACCTTAAACGGGTTAATTCTGCCCATACTGATTTAAGTAATTAAGAACCGCTAATTCTTTCATTTTAGCTTCTACTTCAATATCCAAATCATAACCATAAGTTTCAATTTTGTTTGAAATGTAATCCGAATGTGCTTGGGGGATTTTGCCTACAGCCGATTCTGAATAGTGAACTATAGGTTTAATACCTTCAGGCCAAGTACTCATTGCTAACTCTAAAGCCTCCTGCTCCGATAAACCACCGGTGCAAAACTTGTGGTGGTGATAATCAAATACAATTGGGATACCAGTCCTTTTGTGGATATACATCAGGTCCTTTACTGAATACATACTAACCTTATCATCGTTTTCCACTGTAAGCCTACTACGAACCGCATCAGGCAACCTTTCAAAGTTCCGACAGAACCTATCCATCGCTGATTCTTTATCCCCATAAACACCATTACAATGGATATTAATGACATTATAGGGTGTCCTACTTAACCCCATCAAGTCAAAGACCTCTCCGTGCAACGATAAATCGGTTATAGTGTTCATTACCACCCTTTCATTGGGTGAAACAAGCACATTAAAGGGGCCAGGGTGAGATGTAATTCGTTGTCCATAGTTGGATACCAACACCCCAGCACCCTTCAGGAGATTGGATATAGGAGCAA